TTTCAAGAGCGGTGTTGCAACGCTTGGCTTCGAAGACGCGCAAGACAAGGTTGATGGCGCTCTTGCTGTTTTGAATGTCGCGCAACAGTCGGCAATCGTGAAGGCGGCGAAAGACCCATCGAAGTTCGTTTATGCATTGGGCCGCAATCCCGAAAAACTGGCAGCCCTTGCCGAGCAAAACGACTTGGCTGAATTTATCGCAGAAGTTGTAAGATTGGAAATGAACATGACGACACGCAAGCGCCCTGCCGCCGATACGCCGGTTTCAGGCAATGCTCCGGCTGCGGTCAAATCAACCAATAAGGTTGAAGAGAAACTCATCGCAGAAGCGGAAAGGACGGGGGACCGGACAAAGTTAATCCGCTGGCGCAAGGAGCAGCGCCAAGCCGCGTAAGACGCAACCAAGACAAGGCGGGTGTCGCATTCCATAAGTGCGACACTCGCCGCATTCCAGCGACCTCCGGCTGAAACGGGAGAGCCAAGGCGAGATTGGCTCAATTGTTTCAACGGAGATTTTTTATGGCTACCTCATTTACAAAAGAAGAACAGGTGATGTTCGACAAAGTCATTGAAGGCTTTGACGATTTGCTTGTGATTTCGAAGGGTTTTGAAACCTATGACCCGCTGTCAGCGCAGGAAGCGGTAAACGCTGGCGACAAGTTTTGGGTTCCCGCGCCGATGATCGGCTTCAGCTATGACGGCTTCGACCAGTCGGCTAATTTTGATGGCATGACGCAGTTGAATGTGCCTGCTTCGGTTGGTTACCACAAGGCAATCCCGAAGACCCTGTCTGCAAAGAACCTTCGCAACACCTTCGCGATGGACCAGATAGGCCGTGCTGCCAAGCAGAAGCTGGCGTCAGACGTTAACATGGCGTGCTTCAACACCGCAGCCCTTTATGGTTCGGTGTTCTCAAAGCGTGCTTCTGCCGCATCGGGTTATGATGATGTTGCGGATTTGGACGTTCGCTTCACTCGTATCGGTGTGCCGCAGGATGGCCGTAAGGCGTTCTATAGCCCCTCGGCAATGAATGCGATGGCTGCTAACCTTGCAAGCCGCTCGGAAGACAGCAAGCGTTCGAAGGACGCCTATGAACAGGCCCTTATCCGCCATGACGTTGCGGGCTTTGAGGTGTTCAAGAACGATCAGGAATTGAGCCTTGCCGCTGCGACGGGTGGTGCGATCCTGATTAACGGTGCAAACCAGCGCACTGTTCCGGCTGCAACCACCACTTCGGCGGGCCTGACCGAAAACAAGGACAACCGCTACACCGATCTGGTTGTTGACGGCGGCACTTATGCCAACGTCAAGGTTGGCGATGCGTTCACGATTGCGGGTGTGTTTGAGATTCACCTGATTACCAAGCAATCGACGGGCGTCCTGAAGACCTTCCGCGTTATCGACAAGCCTGCTGCGAACACCATTCGCGCTTATCCCGCGATCATTGATGCGGCTGAAGGTTCGATTGGCAGCAAGGAATATGCAAACGTCTCTGCAACCCCTGCTGATAATGCGGCGCTGACTTGGCTCAACACGGTGGCGGCTCCGATGAATCCGTTCTTCCGCAAGGAAGCGCTGATTCTCATTCCGGGCAGCTATGCGGTTGACCCTGAAGATGGTTGGAGCGTTATGCGCGCAACGACCGACTTGGGGATTGGGATCACCTACACCCGCCAAGGCGCAATCAATGACCTTAGCGTCAAGGCGCGTTGGGACATCGACTTTGGCACCGCGCTTCTCAATCCAGAGATGGCGGGCTGCCAGATGTTTAGCCAGATCTGATGATGTTGGCGGGGGCTTCGGTTCCCGCCTTCACCTAAACCCTGTCCGCAGGGCTTTGGTGAAGGGAACGATATGAGCACATTTGCGCCTGTTGCTTACGGCGGTCGGACAAAGAAGGCCATTATCGAACTGGCCTTCGAGGAATTGACGCTATCCGGCTTCGAGTTCGACTTGACCCCGGAGGAAATCTACAAGGCATTGCGCCGGCTCAATATCCTAATGGCAGAACCGCCGTTTGATACGATGGGTTACAATCATCCGCTAGAAGAGGACGGGTCCCCTGCTGAAGCATCGGGCTTGGCTGACGCTGACGTGCACGCGGTTGCATTGCTGCTGGCCAAAAGACTAGCCCGGATGATTGGCAAAACGCTGGTATTTGATGCTGACGCAAACAACACGATTGCACGCTTGCGGGCGAAATATACGGTTATCCCGACTGTCGATTATGCCAATCTGACTGTTCGTGGCGCTGGCGCGAAGGGACGTTACGGCACATATTTCCCGCCTGCCTTTGATGAGGAATCAATCGCGACTGATGCTGACCCCGGCGACTTGGCAGCAATAACGGGGGCTTGATGGTTGACCCGCTTTCCAAACGTGCGCCGGTTCATAATGATAGGCTAACCGCTCTTGCGCGGGCTGTAGGACGCATAAATTCTCGTGTCGAGACATTGGAGGCCACGCCGTCTTCGGTTGCTCCTGTAGTGCTTTATATCCAGCCTACGCAACCGGCTATGGAGCCGGGTGAACCGTGGCAATGGTGGAAGACCGTTGACGGTGATTTATCTCAATTCTTTGTTTTTGACGGGGTGGTGTAATGGCATTGACCGAACCTTTCGCTGACATTGCGAAAGACACTACACTTGCGGCGATTGACGCCAAGATACCGACCAAAGGGCAAAAGAATGCCGCTGGTTCCGTCCCGGTGGTTTTGGCCTCCGATCAGGCGACGGTGCCTGTCAGTGCGGCCTCTCTTCCATTGCCGACCGGCGCGGCGACCGAAGAGAAGCAGACTGAAATTATAGGCACTCTTAGCAACTTGCTACAAGACGGGCCAATAACGATTGGCAGTTCAGCACTACCCACAGGTGCGGCAACAGAAGCAAAGCTGGTCCAGCTTGAAGCCTTGCTGACAACGCTTGCGGGAACGATAAAGCTTCACAACGCGGCATTTGTCGATGGTTCGCCCGGTCAGGTAATGTTGGGCAAGCGCCGCGACAGTGACTCAACACTGGTTGCTGATGGTGACTTGAACACGTTCAACATGGATGAAGAGGGGCGTCTAAAGGTCTCGTCAAAGCCCGCTAGCTATCCTGATATAACGGGCAATATCACAGCGGTTCAGGCGACAATCGGAACGCCTGTTGCAGGTGGCACGGTGGAGGGCGATGTAAGCCGCGCATCGAACGTCATGGCATTTTGCATCGGCACATTCGCTGGTGTGAATTGCACGTTTGAAGGCAGTCTTGAATTAACTGGTGATACTAATTGGGCTGGCATTCAGGCTATCCGGTCAAATGCAAACACTGTGGAAACGGCGACCGGTGCATTATCGGCACAGCCTGTATATTTTTGGGAAATGTCGGTTAACGCATTAAAGCGTATCCGTGTTCGTGCGACCGCCCGCACATCCGGCACCCAATCATGGCGGTTTGTGCAAGGGACGTATGCGACTGAGCCAATCCCTGCGGCTCAAGTTTCGGCAACGCAGCCGGTATCAGGAACGGTCACGGCGACAGTCACACCACCCGCACCGGCAACGCCTTACTTTGTAAACTCGGCAGCAACAACCAACGGCGCATTGATCCTAACCGGCACTAGCAGCGTGCAATTCTTTTACGCAACCAATGAAGGTGCCTCCTACGCCTATGTGAAGCTATACAACAAGGCAACGGCTCCCACAGTGGGGACTGACGTGCCAGAAATGATTATCCCCATTCCTCCCGCTGCTGGTGGCGTTCCGGGAATGGTAAATCTCAACATGGGCGTATTCGTCTGCGCACGTTTCGCATTGGGCCTTGGCATCGCAATAACCAGAAACGCGGTTCACACCGACACGACTGCGGTAGGCGCTAGCGAAGTCAAAGTGAAGCTGTCGAGAACGACATGACCTCTATCCCCCTTCTAGGCGGCATGGTTGGCACTGCGCAGGCAGAGTTTATCGAAAGCCCGCCTGTCAATCTTGAGCCTATCGTTCGACCCAATGGCATATCAGCGGGCCAGTTTCGCGGCATGGCGGGGGCGACGCAAGTTTTCGCAGGCTCTGGTGCTGATCGTGGCGCTATCGTGCGCGACGGTCGGCATTATCGGGTATCAGGGACGAAACTGGTTGAAGTAACAGCTTCGGGCGTTGTCGAAATTGGCGATGTCGGTGGCTCTGGTCCTGTCTCTTTAGATATAGGCTTTGACCGCGTTGCAGTGCGTTCGGGAA